GCCACCACCTACGACATCAAGCTTGCCACCGACCGGCCCATCGACCACGAACGGCTCGCCTCCTGGCGCGACGCGGACCTGTACGCGATCGACGACCTTGGCGCCCGCGCCGTCAACGACTGGACCGCGGACGCCATCAGTGAGCTCATCGACGCCCGCTGGCAGAACCGCCGGCCCACGCTCATCGCCACCAACCTCACGACCCCCGAGATCCGCACCGTCCTCGGTGACCGGGCCGCCTCGCGTATCGGCGACGGCGCGACCGTCGCCCAGTTCACCGGAGCCGACCGCAGGAAGGGCAACACCAAGTGACCCACGACGACTACGAACCGGAGCGGTCCGTGCCGCCGCAGGACATCCCGGCGGAGATGAGCGTTCTCGGTTCGATGCTGCTGTCGCGCGACGCCATCGCCGACGTCACCGAGATCATCAAGAATCCCGCGGACTTCTACCGACCCGCTCACCAGACGATCTTCCAGGCGATTCGTGCGCGCTACCTCGATGGCGCCCCCGTCGACCCGATCGTCATCAACGACGACCTAGCCAAGAGCGGCGACGTCTCCCGTATCGGCGGCATCGGCTACGTCCACAGCCTCGTCCAGCACGTTCCCACGGCCGCCAACGGCGGGTTCTACGCCGAGATCGTCCGCGAGAAGGCCGTGCTGCGGAACCTGCAGTCCGCCTGTAACCGAACCCTGCAGGAGATCGCCAACGGCACAGGCGAAACCGGTGAACTCCTCGACGACCTGCGCGCCGAAGTCGACGGCATCGTCGACGACACCAGCCGCGGAGACCAGGACACCCTCATCGGCGCCGACGGCGAAGACTTCCTCGAGGAACTCGAGAACCTGCAGAAGAACGGGCCAGCCCGCGGTGTGAAGACCGGTTTCACCGACTTCGACTCGCTGACCAACGGACTCCAGCCCGGCCAGCTCGTCGTCATCGCGGCGCGCCCCGCCATCGGCAAGTCCACGCTCGGCGTCGACATCGTCCGCCACGCGACGATCGTCGAAGGGCTCCCGGCCGTGTTCTTCAGCCTGGAGATGTCCCGCACCGAGCTGAAGATGAAGATCGCATCAGCTCAGGCGCGGATCGGCATGCACCACCTGCAGAGCCAGAACGGCATGACGGACGACGACTGGGCGCGCCTCGCCAAGGTCTGGCCGGCGATCAACGCGGCGCCACTGGACATCGTCGACGACCCCGGGCTGACACTGACGAAGATCCGCTCCCACTGCCGGCGCATCGCACGCAAGCGGGAACTGCGCCTCGTCGTCATCGACTACCTGCAGCTGATGGAAGGCGAGCTGTCCGGCCGCAGCGAAAACCGGCAGCAGGAAGTCGCGAAGATCAGCCGCAGCCTGAAGAAGCTCGCCGCGGAGCTTCAGGTGCCCGTGATCGCCATGTCGCAGCTGAACCGTGGTGCGGAACAGCGCACCGACAAGAAGCCGCTCCTGTCCGACCTGCGCGAATCGGGCGCGATCGAGCAGGACGCCAACATGGTCATCCTCCTGCACCGGGAGGACGCCTACGACAAGGAATCCCCGCGGGCCGGTGAAGCGGACTTCATTGTCGCCAAGAACCGCGGCGGCCCGACAGCGACGATCACCACCGCCTTCCAGGGGCACTACTCGCGCTTCGTCGACATGGCTCAGACGTGATCGCCATGACCGACTCCTGCCCGAACTGCTGCCGCCGCGGTGTCGCCCCAGCTGCCGAACGGCAACGCGGTGACGCGATCGTCCACGGCTACCAGTGCCCCGGCTGCGGCCACCGGTGGGCCACCAGCCGGCTGCTGTCGGCCTACTCCGAAATCCACCGCGTCCGCTGCGGCGGCAACCCCTACAGCCAAACCACCCACCGAGAGGACGCCGCCTGATGTCTCGCGCATCCAGCAAGAAGCCCCGTACCGCTACGCACCGGCCGGCTGTGAGGCGGCGCCGGTTCCGTCACGACGACCTGGTCGCGGTCGACTTGTTCTCCGGCTTCGGGGGTCTGACCCGCGGTATCGAGATGGCCGGGTTCACCACGATCATGGCGGCGAACCACAATAGCTACAAGGTCGAGGTCCACGAGGCGAACCACCCGGACGCCGAGCACTGGATCGCCGACCTGGTCGACCCCGACGCGGCCGACTACCACTCCGCCCGGGACCTGCCCGCGGCCGACCTTCTGGTCGCCGGAGTCTCATGCGTCAATCACTCGTTCGCTAACACCCAGCGGGCTTACGCACATGGTCTGACGCTGTTCGGGATGGACGACCCCGACTACGAGGACAGGGTCACACGCTCCGAGCGGGACCGGGCCACGGCCAACTGCGTTTTGCACTACGCGCAGACGCACCGGCCGCGGATGATCCTCGTGGAGTGCACCACCGAGTTGCAGTCCTGGGGTCCGCTCCGGCCCGGCAGCAAGAAGGTCGGCGACGGGTCGACGTACCGGTGGTGGCTGAAGCAGTTCGACCTGCTCGACTACAACCACACGGTGCTGTTCCTGAACTCGCAGTTCTTCGGCGTGCCGCAGTCCCGGAACCGCGGCTACTGGGTGTTCGTGCACAAGTCCCTGCCGATGCCGGACCTGGAGCACCGCCCGGTGTCGCGCTGCCACCGTTGCGACAAGGACGTCGAGGCGGTGTGGACGTGGCGGACCGGGATCCCGCCGACCGGGAAGGTCGCCTACGGCGAGCAGTACGAGTACCGCTGCCCCTCGTGCCGTCGCGAGGTCGTTCCGCCCATGACGCCGTCGATCACTGCCTTGGACCTCAGCGACCTCGGCACGCGTATCGGGGACCGGCCGGTGAAGACGTTCAGCGACGGCCACCGTGGGCCGTTTGCCGCTTCGACGACGGCCCGGATCGAGCGGTGTCGGCAGAAGTTCGCTGATTTCCCCGCGATCCTGATGCCGGCGAAGGGTGTGCACGGGTCGGAGCGGCTGTTGCTTCAGCCGCTGGCGACGCAGACCAGCCAGCAGGAGGCTGCGATCCTGTCGACCGGGCTGGCTCCGCAGGGTCTGTGGGATGAGGCGGCGCTCACGCTGGCCATCGACAACTACCAAGGCGCGGCTCGCGGAGCGGGTGAACCGCTTCCGACCCAGGTCGGTTCCGAGACGCTCGCTGTGGTCTCCTCCGGGGTCATTCCGTACCGGAAGCACACCGTTCCCGCTGTGCACTCCGAGCCGATGTCGACGTTCACTTCCGACCAGATTCCCGGGCTGCTGACCGCGGCTGGCTGGTTCAAGCAGAACGGCTCCACCGGAACCGAGACCGCGGCCCATCCGGTGACCGATCCGCTGGGAACCATCACGGCCCGCGATACGACGGCGTTGGTCACGGCGGACTGGGGGCCTGCGCTGTCGGAGTTGCCGTTCGAAGAGTGCTTCTACCGAATGATGGCGGCTCACGAGATCGGCCGTGGGTGCGGTTTCGACGTGAACTTCGGCGACTACCGCGGCACTTTCAAGGTCTGGGGCACTGCCCGCAATCAGGTTGATGGCTTCGGTAATGCCGTTAGCCCGCAGGTCGGGGCCTGGATCGGTGCTCGGCTGCGGGCCGTCATCCACGGCGCACAGGACCGCACGCCGACCGCAGGCATCGAGGTGGCCGCGTGACCGCCGACGCCTACCTGGTTTTGCGCTGCGACGCGCCGGACGACACCGGTGCCGGGATCGACGGCGACTGTGTCGCGGAGGGCACCTGGCCGGTCCGCTTCGAGCCGCACACCCACCGCGAACTCCGCCGGCTGTTGAAGGAGCACCGCGGCTGGCGGCGAACCCGCGACGGCCGCGACCTCTGCCCGCAGCACGCCGCGGAGGCCGCCTGATGCAGCGCCGCTTGTGTGAGGGCGGCTGCGGGAGGTGGTTGAAGTCGCCGGCAGCGGTTGCTCTCGGCTATGGCCGGGTCTGCGCGGAGCGTCTCGGCATCACCCCCGTCCGCCCCACCGTCCGCCGGCCGCCTGCGGCCCGCGCCTCCGATCCGCTGCCGGAGATCCACCCCGACCAGACCGCCCTCGACCTCCAGCCCATGCAACCCAGCCTCTGGTCGCTGTGACCGAGGCCAGACCGAAGGAGAAACCGATGACCGACTTGCGCCTGATCATCAGCCCGCCCGAGCCCGGTGACTGGCACGGCCGCCTCGACGTCCTCGAAGCCCTGGAAGCCGCGGGCTGGGTCGGCGACGACGACATGCCGCTCAGCATCGTGCGGCACCCGTCCGGCGCCGTCTGGGCTGTGACCAACGAGTCCGACGACTCCGGGCTCGACTGCCCCAACGGTGCGGTCGTCGAGTTCCCCGGCGACACCCCGTCGCTCGTCGTCATCGCCGCGTGCCTCGCGGCGACCCACCCCACCCCGTGAATGCCGCGACCCCGGCGTGCGGATATCACGCCGGGGTCTGGCCCGAACCCTACCCACACCACCCGGAGGAACCCATGACCAGCACACCCCGTCGACTTCAGCGCCGCCGCACCAAGGGATGGCGTAAGCCCGACGGCGCCAAGTACGTCGGCCGCGGCACCAAGTGGGGCAACCCCTGCACCCAAGTCCGCATGCCCGCCCTCGACGGCTCCGAGTGGGAGCAGGAGGGCCGCCTCGGCAAGACGTCCGGGCAGTGGCACGGCTTCCGGCACCCCGACGGCACCACCACCTCGCACCTCGTCTTGGACGCCACCCGTGAGCAGGCCGTCGCCATGTACCGCCGGTGGGTCGAGATGCGGCCCAGCCTGGCGCAGGCGGCGCGGGAGGAGTTGGCGGGCCGGGACCTCATGTGCTGGTGCCCCCTCCCGGAGCCCGGCCAGCCCGACCACTGTCACGCCGCCGTCCTGCTGGAGCTCGCCAACCAGCCGGCTACCGAGGAGGACGACGGCACTTCGCGGCACGAGATCTGGTCCGCGCACTGCGAGGACGACTGCTGTCCCTGACCCCGAGCCCTATCCAGCTCAACCACACCCCAAGGAGAAACCCATGACCGACCAGCCCAAGCGCGCAATGACGATGCGGGAGATCCGCGAAGGCCTCGGCCACGTCCAGCCCGGCCAGCCCGAGCCGACCGTCAGGGCCACCCAGTACCTGATCACCTGCCTGCCCGAGGACAAGGACCCCGGCGGCTACCGCGGGATCACCGTCGAGTACCGCGGCGACGACCGGTACGCCGTCCTGCACCACGGCCACTGCCTCGGCACGGACGGCGAGTGGGACTACGAGATGCACACCAACGAGCGCACCGACGAGTGGCTGGCCGCCCACCGCTTCGACCTCGACACCGCCCTGAAGTTGGCGAAGGAGCAAGCCTCGCTCGTCATGGCCCAGCAGCGGGAGGAGTCCCGATGATGACCACGGAGCGCGCCGAGTGGGTTCGTCTGAACGTTCTGCCGCCCATGTGGCGCACCGCGGATGGCATTGAGGAACTCCGTACCTGTGTCTGCCAGGCGGCGCCGTCTGAGTGGCTTGGTGGCATCGAGGAGCCCGCCGCCCGTCTGTGGAACCGGGACGGCCGCCCGATCGCCTGGAGCCGGGAAGGCCGCCATGGGAGGTATGTCGCCGGGCTGGTCGTGCTCT